GTTGAGGGTGTCCGCGTACTCCCAAACAGCGGTGAGGGGTTCACCGAGGAGCAGATGCGTCGCTTGCTCAAGCACCCCAGCGCCGGTGGCTTTCGTAGTACTGGAGACATCGAGTGGCCCAATGATACCTTTACCAAGCGGAGGTTGAGAGAGGGCTCGATCAAATTGGCTGAGGGCCAGCCAAATCGAACCAGTGACGCTTAAACTTCAAAATGAAAGGAGGGCGTGATGCCCATCAGTTTTGCCAATATTCCTGCCAATATCAAAGTACCTCTTTATTGGGTAGAGGTCGACCCATCTATGGCGGGACTCGCATCGATCAATCTCAAGGCATTGATCGTAGGGATCATGACTGTGGATGGAGATGCCCCTCCGGACATTCCCATCCCGATTGGTAGCCAGGCTCAGGCGGACGCGCACTTTGGTCCTGGGTCTGAGCTCTCTCGGATGTTCCAGGCCTACTATGCCAACAACTTTGCCAACGAGGTCTGGGGTCTCCCGCTCGCCGAGCCGGTCGGTGCGACCGCGGCCACTGGTACCATCGATGTTACTACTGCCCCGTCGGAGGCTGGTACGATCCACCTCTATATCGCCGGTACTCATGTGCCGATCAATATCATGTCGACAGATACGACCACTCAGATCGCTCAAGCCATCACAGACGCGATCAATATGTTTACTGACACGATCGGCAACCCCGCCCTTCCGGTGACGGCTACGCTCAGCGCAGTTGGAGGCAGCGGCGTTGACCTCACCTCTCTGTTTAAGGGTGTCAACGGAAATGAGATCACAGTTCAGATGAACTACTATGGTTCGATCGGGAGTGAGATGACTCCGATCGGGCTCGGGATCACTCTTCCGGTGAACGGTCTACTCTCAGGTGGGGTCGGCGTGCCGGTCATGGCGACTGGGATCGCCAACATCCAGAAGAAAGACTTCGAGTACGTCGCGATGCCGTACACCGATACCAATTCGCTGTTCGATTGGGACCAGGAGTATGGCTTCACCGATCAGGGTAGGTGGGGCTGGCAGCGACAGCAGTTCGGCCACGTGTTCAGTGCCAAGCGTGGGACCTACGCCGCGCTGATCGCGTTTGGAGACACGCTGAACAGCGGGGTAGAGAGCATCATGTCGTTCGAGATGACTACCCCGTCGCCGATGTTTGAATGTACTGCGGCATATGTGGCCAAGGCCCAGCGGGCCTTGATCAATGATCCAGCGAGACCACTTCAGACCTTAGCCCTGAATAAGGTCAAGGGTTGTCCGCTCCAGGATCGGTTCGACTTTCCTGAGCTGAACAGTCTCGCCTCAAACGGCTTGGCTATCCAAGAGGTCGGGAGTGACGACCAGCCCATGATCCTGCGAGAGCAGACCACCTACCAGCTCAACCTCTATGGGATGGGCGACGATGCGTATGAGTTGGTCACTACCTTGGCGACCCTCGCCAAGTTGTTGCGTAACCAGAAGCACGCCATTACCAGCAAATTCCCGAGGCATAAGCTGGCCGATGACGGGACCAAGTTCGGACCCGGCCAGGCCATCGTCACGCCCGGCATCATCAAGGCCGAACTGGTCAACGAGTATCAGATGGACATGTGGAACGGACTCGTCGAGAACCTCAAGGCTTTCAAGGCCCATCTGATCGTGGAGCGTGATCCGAATGATCCAAACCGGGTCAACGTGCTGTATCCACCTGACTTGATCAATCAGCTCCGCATCTTCGCCGTACTGGCTCAGTTTCGCTTACAGTATGACCGAGGGATCGACGCGGAGATTATTGGCCAAGCGCCATCTCCGTACCAGGCTTCTTCTGGCGCTCCGTCATGAGATTACTCAACTCGAAGAAAGGAGACTAGACCATGGCACAGCGGTTCGCTGGCATCGCTTTTCTAACCGTGGACGGCACCCAATTGGCCCTCCGCGGAAATTTTACCGTAAGTCCAAGCGCCGTTGAGCGCACCATGATCGCCGGACAAGACGGCGTTCATGGCTACCAAGAATTGCCCCGAGTACCGTACATCGAAGGAGACCTGTCCACCGTGCCGGGTCTCCTGCTTGACGACCTCGAGGCAGAAACGGACGTGACCGTGATCGCTCAGTTGGCGAACGGTATGCAGTACACGCTCACCGGTGGGACTTGTAAGGCCGGCTTTGAGAATAACACTCGGGACGGTCAAGTGCGGGTCCGCTGGGAGGGCCTGGCCTGCCAGGAAATTTCAATAGCGTGAGGTGACACATGGCAGAACCACGAACAAACGGCGGCGGCGTGATCAGAGAAGGCTTCGTTGTACCGGCTCCTGAGGGACCTCTCTCGACCGAGCCACTCTCTGCCACTCCCCAAGAACCACTCCCATCGCAGATCAAACCAGAGGCTCCGAAGCCAGAGCCTCTGGTCAGTGAGGCGGATCGCTTGAGGAAGGACATCAGAGAGAGTGCCGAGAGTTGGCCGATCACGGTCCAGCTGCTCTATCGCTCGGTCAAGAATGACAAGGGCGAGGAGGTCTGGAACCTGACCTTCAGGGAGCCCAGGGCTAGTGAAATTAATCGCATCGGCAATCCCACCCGCATGCTCTGGGATGGTGAGATCATCATCGAGGAGCGCAAGATGACCTACATCATGGGTGCGCTCTGCGGCATCCTCCCGCCTCTGCTCGAGGCGATGGACCCGCGTGACTGGAACAGTTGTGCGTATCGTTTACGTAAATTTTTTTTACCCGATCTGCGGGCGTGGTGACTACCGTCATCGACGACAGCATGATCATCGACTGCTATCGACTGGCCAGTTACTACCACCTTGATCCTCGCATGTTCCTCGAGATGTCGATCAGTGAGGTCCAGCTCCATCTGAGCAGGACCGCCCAGCTCGAGAGGACACGCGCCGCCGAGAGCGGAGAGTGAATGCCCACCGAATTACAAGAGCTACAACTCCGCGTCGCCCTGATCAATGAGGCCTCCGAGGGTGTGGGAAAACTGCGCGATGAGCTCAAGTCCTTATCGGAGGGCTCGGGCAAGCGAGCGATGGACAAGCTCAAGGAGGAGCAGGCCGAACTAGGAAAACAGATCAAGGAATTGGGTGAGCTCGCCGTTGGCGGCGGCGAGGCGTTGGTTGGTTATATCGGCAAGTTTGGCGCAGCCGGCGCGGCCATGGCTGGGTTCGCAGGGACTATCGTGATCGGTCTGGGCGGCTTGAAGCAGTGGGCCGACAAGGTAGTCGACCTGACCAACAAGGCCAAGGTCATCGGAATGCACCCGGCCGAATTGAAGAGCATCATAGAACAGTATGAACGGTTAGGCGTTTCTGCCGGAGTGGTCGAGCAGAGCATGGCCGGCTTCTCCTCCACGATCGCAGATATAAACCGGATCGGCGGTACTAAGCGGATGGAGATGGTTGAGGCCGCCGGGCAATTTGGTGAGGTGATGGAGAAGGGCATTGAGCGCGTTGAGGCCCAGACCAACTGGGCGGACAAGTTGAACGAGGTCCTGACCCAGTCCCAGAACGTCTATGACAACAGGCTCGCCGAGACCAATGGAAACATCGCCGACGCGACCAAGAGTGAGAACGACTTCTTGAAGCTGTGGGGTCTCGATCCATCGGTCAAGGTGCTCAGGAATATCCAGAGGGTCTCCGATGAGGAGAAGAAGCGACAGGAGGAGCGTGATAAGGTAACGGCCGACTACAAGAAGCAGGTCACCATCCTCTCCCAGGAGTGGGAGAATTGGTCTGATGATATAAAGGCCAGCATGTTGGCCTCGAACGGCTCGATCGTCGGTGGTCTGAAGATGGCGACCGAACTGGTCAAGGTGCTCCATGAGCAATGGAACCAGCCCTGGGTCGGTGCCGCAGGAAGAACGCTCAAGTCGCTCATTACCAGAGGCGTGGGCGCGACCGCGGTAGACTTGGTCAAGGCGGCGTTCGGCTTCCACAATGAGATCACCGATGAGCCCGGCTCTACGTTTAACCAAAGGTTTGGTCAGACCCAAGCCCCGAGCGCGCAGGGAGACTTCGCAGAGAAGCTCAAGAAGTTGGGCTCGGAGCGACAGGGTGGCGATTATTCAAAGCCTGCGAGCTTGCTCTCCGGTTCTGCCGGTGAGTCCGTCGGAGATGACCAAATACCCGGCATCGGCAAGGGCTGGGAGTGGATGCGGAGATCGCAGAACATAGAGGATCGCAGGCAAATCGATGAAACTATGGTTCAGGGTGATGACTATATCAAGTTCATCCAGGCCAACACCGCTGAGACGAAGAGACTGAATGACAACTTCAAGCTGCTCGATCGAGGAGAGGCCGTGCTGAAAGGCCTGGGCGGTCTCCCGGGGTTTGAGAGCGGGAAGAACGTGACCGGCGGCACATACGGGGGAGGTGGGGCGACCGGTGGTTGGACCGCTCCTGCTCCTACCGCGCCCAATGGCAGTGACGCCGGTAGTGGAGAGGGGAGGGGAGGTGGAGAAAGCCCTCCGACCACGGGTAAGGGAGGCGGGACGAGCACGGAGAGCAGCGCCAGCCCGGTGGAACAATCCAATCCAGCCAGTGCGTCGACCTCTGTTCCGCAGCGTTTTGTGTCCGACCTCACGGCCATGACCCTGGCCGGGGCCAAGCCGCATAACATTCATGCCTACATGCTCCAGCACGGGATCAATCTCAGTGAGGCTACGTGCGGGCAGTTCATGTCCTCTGTCGTCAAGGACCACGGAGGCGTGCCGCCTAAGAACCCAGCGGTTGCATCGAACTGGAATAACTTTGGTGGCGTGCAGGGCGCCGGATATTCCGCCGATCCTAACGCGATCAATATCGCCGTTAAGCAGGGCACCGGAGTTGGATCGACAGGCTCGCACGTCACGTCGGCCGTTCCGATCACAGACGAGAGCGGTAAGGTCGTCGGTTTTCGTGGCGTTGGGGTCAACCAAGGCAAGCAAGGGGTGTCTGGTGTAGGTCAGTATGGTCGTGACGTTATCTCCAGCATTCCGCTCCGGATAGGTACTCGTCCGGGTGAGTACCAAATTCGTCATGAGATAGTCAAATCCAGAGACGATGATCGTAAAGCCATCGATGCTTCTGCGGACAAGCAAGTCAGAACCGTGAAGGTGGAGACCAGTGGGAAATTGACTGCCGACGTGAATGCTCCAGCCGGCGCACAGGTTAAGGTTGAGGGCGGAGGCGCGTTCAGTAAGACTGAAACCAATAGAACCATGCCGTTGCAATAATGCCAACCGAGGTTGAAGAACTAAGGCTCGTCATCACACTCACGGACAACGCGTCTGCGGGCATAGCCTCGATACGCCAGCAGTACGCCAATCTGGGTAGTGGGGCGACCCAGGGCCACGTCGAAAGGTTCAAGAGAAGCCACAACGAGCTGGCCAAGCAGATCAAGGATATGCAAGAGGTCGTGCTTGGCGGCGAGAAGGCTATGCTCGGCTTCGTTGGCAAGTTCGGGATAGCCGGTGCCGCCGTGGCGGCGTTCGGCACGGTTTTGGCCGAGGGGATCAAGGGTCTGAATGAGTTTTCCAGCAAGCTGGTGGAGCTCAACAATAAGGCGAAAGTTATTGGCGTCCATCCGGCCGTACTGAAGAGCATCGAGGAGCAGCTGGTCCAGATCGGAGTCGGCGCTGACCAGGCCGATGCCAACGTGGCCAGGTTCAACGAGGCCTATGCCAAGATGGGCCGGGTGGGCAGCGAGGAGCATCTCAAGCTAGTGCAGCAAGCCGGCCACTACGGCAGAGAGATGGAGGCCGGCATCCAGAACATCCTCCACCAGCGCACGGAGGTCTCCAGGATCAACGAGGTGTTGGCCCAGGCTCAGAATGTCTATAACAACAGGTTGAAGGAGACCAATGGCAATATCGTAGATGCGACCGACTTCACCAAGCAATTCATGGCCGCGTGGGGGATCGACCCGACGTTTGCACTGATCCAGCACTTGCATGAGGTCAGCGACGAAGAGAAGAAGGTGATCACCGAGCGATCCAAGGCGACCGCCGAATACTACAAGCAGACCACCATTTTGCGACAGGAGTGGGATAACTGGATGGATGACATCAAGACCTCCGCGCTGGCGCCGGACGGCTTGATCGTTGAGGGCCTCCAGGAGATCATCCGGTTGGTCAAGTTCTTGCACAACGTCAACGAACCTTTGAAACCAGGCCAGCGTTCGAAGAGCTGGAGTGACATCGGAGAGGCGTGGGATAAAGCCAGTCAGACTGATAAG